CATGCCTATACTTAGGCTTGCTTGTCTTAACAATGGCACGGCTGTCACTCATTACGATTGGTTGCTTTAACATTTGTATAGTTCCTTTTAGAAGTTGAATTTATCCAAGATGCTATCAACATCTTTCTTAACGGCTTGTCTTGTGTCGAGGTCTTTGCGTAGGTCATCAACTTCCAAACCATTGATAGCCTGATATAGTGCGATTCGTGCATCTTCTAACTCCTTGTCTTCTGTGATGTTTAAGTCCTTGGCTAATGAACACAACTCCTGCGCAGTATCAAGTAACGAAGCGTGGAACATACGTGGTTGTGCCTTACGCCCTGTGTAGTCTACTGTTAGTCTATCCGACATTCTTTTCAGGTGATCTTTCAGTCGGGTCTTGATGTCGCTCATAGCGTTCTCGATACGCTCATCCGCTAAGCTTGCTAACTTCTTACGTAGTTCTTCTTGTGCATCATTACCTACGTCAACCCTAAAGTCACCCGAGGTAGGTACAGGCATATAGTTCACTCGAAAATCAAAGCGATGCTTGATGTCATCAGGGGTCGGGTATTCGTTGCGGTTAAACATATCACCGAGAGCCATAGCCTGTGCAGTAATCAAGGTTGGGTAAGTCGTTACGAAGTCATCCACTAGCGCATTGAACTTATCCTCAAACTCTTGCATACGTTGATTGAACTCCATGAATTTAGCGGTAGTCAACAATCTTAAACCACTATCAGACCAAGGCAACGTGACGTCATATAGATAGGTGCGGATAGCGCCTACACATTGGTTAATCGTTTCAAGTTCGGGCCTTCCTGCTAAAAGATTCTTGTTAACTCGAGCCGCACCTTTACTGCCAGCACTCTTGTTTACTAGCACCTCGTCAGTTGTTGTCTTGTCTAGCTTACGTGCTGTCCATTGGCGAACATTAACTTCTACCAACATAGCACAGGTATCAATGTTAAAGCGTGTCATATTATTTCCTTTCAGTTGTTTTTTGTTTAGCTATAAATTCTTACAGTCTTACCCTTGTTAGATACAAAGTGGTCATTGTCAACCACACCAAATAGAATCGGACAGTCGGGTAATATGTAGTCTGGTTCTATGTAGCCATCTGACAATACGATGGTAGCCTTGGGCTTGATTTTGTTGGCAGTCATATACTCTGACACGCACGTTAACCTAGTACCGCCACCACCTTTGGGTTGAAGCATCTCAGGTATGCGGTGATAGTCTTGCGGTTTAAATATCTGCTCGCCTTCGATGTCGCACTCCCACCATAAGACACGCACTTGCTCAGGCTTAACATTCTCACAGATGCGGGCGATCTCACCAAACACAGTACCGTACAAGCCCATCATGGAACCCGAGGTATCGCAAGCAACGACAAGTTCACCAGTAGATTCAGAGAAGTGACTAGGCATAAGAATACCCTGAGGTAGTAAGCGTTTGTTAGGTGGTGCAAATCGTGAGTAGTCATCGCCCTCGCATAGCTGAGTAACAAACTCACGTAGATGCTCTCGCCAATTAGTGTCACGCTTCATGGTCAGTCTATCTAATGCACTACCGCCACGAGCAGTACCGCGTTCTGCAATACGCTTGGCTAACATCTTGCCTTGATGCAACGCTTCGCTAATCTCCTGTGCAGTCTTGTCAGCTAACGCTTCTTTGAGTTTGCCCATGATGTGTGAGTCTAACGCATTGCCGTCACCGCCAGCAGTCGGATCACCGCCTGTTTCCTCACACTCTTTGATTAAGTCTTGCAATACCTCAACGAATGACCAACCAAAATACTTCTTGTCGAGTAATGGTGCGACTGCGGTTGGATGTTCTACAAAAGAATGAGTCGGGTCGGTTTCCTCAATAGTGCCATTGACTACATAATCCATAGCCTGATTGCATAGCATAGGATACTTATCACATAAAGACTTATAGCTAGTGCAATGATGTAGTGCTTTGTGTAGTGACTCATGCAAAACTAAAAACCGCAACTGCTTACGTGTCATGTCTTGAATAAAAGCTGGAGAATAAACAACATTACGACCGTCAGTTGCCGCAGTCTTAATGTCATCATCTAGCCTAACATCGCCGACATACACAATGCCTGACAACGTAGCGAACAATGCGCTGTTACTGATGTCCACATGACACGCTATGATGCGGTCGTTAAGCGACATCTTTTCCCATACTGAACTCATAGTAATCTCCTTACTTGCCTGTGAAGTAAATCTTGTTATCTTGCAACATGGTTTGGAATGGCTTGACAGTCACGAAGTTAGATACCCTTGATGATTGTGCAAGGTTGTGACAGAACATAGACTGCATCTCTCTACGCATACGCAAGATGTATTCGCATACTGCCTCGGCTTCCTCACGACCGTTAGTTTGTGTAATGCACTTAAGAACTGTAATGATCTGCGCCATAGGATTCTCAGGAACAGGGCAAGTCTTAGGTTCTTTAAGGATGCGTGGGAATGGAGGTGTCTGCTCACCGAACTGAATGAAAGACTTGAGCGACTCAGCACCAGCCTCACCCATCGTGCCTGATAACGCAGACAGCATTGTGTCTGTGTCCATACCATCCTTAGAGTAAACAATGTCTGACGAAGCGTGCAAGCTACGAGGTGTTACATAAGAAGTCTGCGCCACACTAGGGTTGAAGATGTATGCGTTGTGTGCTTCTTGTCGTTGCCCGTCATACTTAGCGCCTGACTGATAGTCAAGGAAGCTATCGAACAATGTCTGACCTATCTCGTCAGTCCATGCAATAACCTCGGGTGCAACACCCTTGTCAATGGCCCACTCACGCCACTCTAACTGCGTAGGCTTACGCATTTTGACAAACACTAAACGATTGCGGAGGTGCGCTTGAATGGAATCGCCAAGACCCTCGACTGATAAGTTAGTTGCACAGAAGATTACAGAACCCTCGGGTGCGTGGTAGTTGCCTACTCGTCTTTCGTAAACGATTGGTGCTAGCACATCCTTGATATACTGCCGAGCCTTAGCGATCTCGTCTAAGAAGATAAGTGCTGGTCGTGAACCGTTGATGCCCTTCTGATTGGTCTTGCTGATACCAAAGCGTTCGTTAGGTAACTCTCGGCTAACACCTTGCTCACGATCAATGTCAGGCATCCACACCGAGCCGTCAGATAACTGAGTGCAGTCAATGGGGTCAACGTGAATGTGATTGGCAAAGAATGGGTCGTTAGCTAGGTGGTAGAACAAGCCAGTCTTACCGATACCATTCTCACCCTCGACAATGATGGTGCGCTTGTGACCTACTGCTTTGATGAGTTGTGTAACTTGTTTGAATGAAAGCATTTGCATAATGAACTACCTTTCTATGTTGTTAATGAACTGCGTGAGGTACTACTTATAGTTGTTTTGGGTGTTACCCCATGATGATACTCCTGTGTCCATAGTTAGACACAGGTACAAACCCTAATACTACGGGTAGTGCTACTGATACTAGGTGAAGTATTTTCTAGGTACTGTTTCCATGAACTGACCCCAAGGTGTCTTGACTGTGCCTGTCTTGAGGTCTGCAACACCGAGTAATCTGCTGGTCATTGCTTTCTTGAACTCCTCGGCGGTGACTTCTTCTGCTACCTCATGTTGTTTCTTAAAGAGTGCTTGTTGCTCGTCATTAGACTTACCCCACATACGGAACAGACTGCCTTGCCAACGCTCACCCTCAGGTATGTAGTTGTAAACCTTGTGGCTAGCCGAGATGTTGAACACCGCTTGCCCTAAGTCTAAGAACGCTTCGATATAACGTGGGTCTTCGGTGTTAGCTTCACCTACACTACGGGCAGTTTCCTCAAACCTACTGATCTCGATTGGTGCGTTGCGCCATGCAGTACCGAATGGCTGACCGAGTTCTTCTTTGATCTGCACGCTGGCTCTGTACTCAGGTAGCCTGAACATGGCAAGCGTCATAAGGGTGTCGAGTTTAGCTTTGAACTCTTTGCGTCTTTGCTTATCCTCTGCGCTTGACTTGTATGTGTAGATGTCTTTGTGCCATGACTTGCCTTTGATTAGTAGTCCGTCTTGATTGAAGTAAAGGGTTGCAGATGGTGTATGTTGTCCTTGTGAACTATCCCAGCTAGCTACGTAAGGAACCACAACTTGCTTGCCCTCTGTCGTTGTTAAGTTATGGTAGTTAAGACCTTGCTCATACATAAATATGTTAGTGGTTTGGCTAGCGTAGTAGTTCATTTCTACATAGCGTGTACCGTCTGCTTCGGGTGGGTAGAAGGTTGCTACCTTGGTGTTGTACAAGCGATAGTAGATAGCGCCGTCTGATGTTTTGTGTATGCCCATATGATCTGCCGATACGTTTCTTAAATACCTTGGGCTATCGGGCATAGACAACCACTTCTTACTGCGTGTTGGTTGCTTGCTGTGTTCGTACTGTCCTAATGCTTCTTCGTATGTTCTCATTTGATTTCCTTTCGTTGAGTTTGCTTCTAAAAATTTTAAGTGTCGTAGGTATATCGTTTGTCTTGCATAGTAATAGTAACTCACACCATCTCTCCCTCCTCGTTGTGTTTGGTTTCAGTTAAATGAGATAGATATGTTCTGTAACTTCTCCTCTATCAGTTCTGCTAGCTTTTCTTCTACAACACCGTCAATCACGCTATCTACTTTGTCCTGCACTATGTCATGAATGTCGCAATGATCCTCGATGTTGAAGTTGTATGAGAAGTAGTTGTCCACCTCATCACTAACCTTATCCGATACTGCTTCGCTAACCAACTCATCAAAGTCTTGAGCATCTACGGCTTGCCCCACCGTTTCTGTAAACCATTCAGCATTTTGAAGCACAGTATCCACAGCCTCACGCAGGCCCTCGCCCCCTGACACTGGTTGCTCTTGCTTATTATTAGTCTGTGTTTGTAGTTCTAGGATGGCGTTGACAAGGGTAGTAAATGATTGTGTAAGTTGTTGTGCTAGTTGATGTATGTTTGGTTTTGCTTGGGGTGATGTATCTACCGCCCTATACTGCGCCCCTGTTGCGCCTTGTATGATTGTGCTTGTGTCTGTGGTGGAGGTATTCTCCACGAAGGTGTTGCTCTTGCCTTCACCCATCTTCTCTAGTGTAGCTTTCCCTAATTCAATCATCGCTTCTTCTTCCTCTCTTGTTGGTATGTCGGTTGGTGTTAAGTCCTGCATTGTGAATGTTGTCATGCTATTTCCTTTAGTTTTACTTGTTCAAGAATGTGTGATGCTAGTGCTACCAAGTCAGGGTCGTTTATAAAATAGAACTCAACCGCCCTATTTAATGCTTGTATGTCGCCTTCGTTTAGTGTTAGTTGTATTGTTGTCATGCTGTCATTTCCTTTCTTACTGCGTTGATTGCATCCATCGGGTCTTTTGCCATGATCTGCACTACGTGTGGTTGCCAGTCCCCACCTGATTCTTTAAGTTCAAACTCAACCTCATGTAGCGCCATTTCGTCAATACTATCCTTGTCTATACATCTGCCATATACATTTCTAAACTCGACCATACTCATGCTAGTTCTCCTTCGGTTGTTAAGATTGGTTTCATTTGGTTCTCATCTACGCACACATCTATGCTTCGGTTAATACTGGTGTAGTCCCACAGGTCGTCATAGTCCCCGTCTTCCTCGATCTCTATGTCCTCTAGTTCTTCACCGATACGGGTAAACCTATACCCTGCGCCCTCGAATAACTCCACCGCCTGTAAGAAGATTTGGGTATGCGCCTTGACATCAGGGTATGAGTCATACCACTTCACATCATCAGCGTGGAAGAACAGCTTGTTATCTTCTAGTTTGCTAAGTTCTTTGAGAGCCTGTGCGGTGTGCTCGTCGTTTGCCACGATCAGCATATTTATATACGCTTCCCTATCTGCGCTATCTTTGAACGCTACTACATATGCTACCTCTGATCTATACCCCATAAACCCCCCTGATTGAAAGACGAACTACTGATAAAAGAATAACTAAAGCTACGATAACTACTCCAAACACTAATCTATCTGCCATAAAAACCTCCTGTATAAAAAAAGATATGTGCCAACATGAAGGCCCATATCAACGCCAACGCTATCCTAGTAATCCAATCGCCATTCATAACATTACCCTCCGTAAGCCTAGTTTAAAGAAGGTCTGCGTGGTGTAGAGATACCCGTCATCCCCTGTTAGATACCGCACCCTAGCTTCCTCGCTTTCCTCATGTAGTTCTAGTAGTTCGTAGCGTGAGTAGAATCCTTTCCTATCTTTTAGTGTGACCCACTCGTTTTCTTGTACCTCTCTGCCTGTTTTGTTATTGATTACCATTGTCTTCATGATGTTTCTCCTGTTGTGTAAGTTGTTTGGGTAGTTGCTTTGGTCGTGGGAATAGCTTGCGTTTGGTAGAGAACTTAGTTCGATATGGTATTGCTTCGTATCTTTCTAGTAACTTAGCTTTCTCTACGCTATCAACCCAATCAGTCCAGTCCCGTTTAGTTCTGTCTGTGTTTATCGGAGTTGCCTCTCGCTTCTGTTTGTAGGTGTTTAGTATGTGTCGTGTGTTGAGTAGGCAGTCCAAGTAAGCTAAATAAAACAAGTGCAGTTCGGGGTTGTGCTTTGCGTGGTATTTAGTATTGATCTTGATGATGTTGATGTGGTTAGTTAGTGGCCTTATGAGATCGCACCACCTTCGGTATCTGACTTTGTTTTCAATGCGTTGCTTATTGATTTGTTTCTTACGCTTGGTTACATCTTCTTTTATTTGTTCGATTGTGTTTAGTGGTAGGTTTCGTTTAGTTAGTAAGTTGTGTAACTTGTTTTTTGAAATCTTTGTGTAAGATGTGTGCCTCATTTGTTCCTTTCAGGTGGAGAAATCCTCCACTTGTCCTAGTTTTGTCCACTTTTGTCCACTTCTGTCCTAGCTTTATTAGCTTTTGTCCCGTGCTATGGACACCCGCTAGCCCTTATTGTATATGCCTTTGTTGATAGTGTGTTCCGATTTCCAGTAGTTTTTAGGAAAAGATAAACACCAAGAGGAAAGGGAAGTTCCAAGAATGTCCACTTATATAAGCCTATATATATAAATATCTTTATCTTTAATTATATATATACATTGTGGACACAAGTGGACAGGACTCATATAGAATAAGGGTTAGCGGTTGACCATCGGTTTGTCTGAGGGCTAATAAAGCTAGGATTTTGTCGGACTACTGTATATAACACCAGTAGTCCCATGTTTCACTATACTCTCGCCATTTCCCATTCCTTTCTGTGTATCTCTGCGAGCCTTATAGTGGTCATAGCGACCCATTCGCCATCGAGTTGATCCTCCCCCCTTAACTTCATGACAGCGTTGATAGCGGGCTTGCTATGGGCATAGATTTGGGGTTTGTTTTTTGTGTTGCGCTTGAACTCCATGATGAGTCCATCTTTTTTGTATACAACTACAAAGCCTACGGGGTTGCGTTTAGTTTGGTTTAGCATGGTGTTGCTCCTTTAGTTGAGTTTAGTGATGCGAGGTTAGACACAAAACGAAACAGCGCAGAAGCCTCGCACTCCTGCGCTTTCCTAACTTCTTTGTAAAGCATGATTAAATCTTCGCTAAGAAAGCCTTGCGTTGTGTTGGTGTGAGTGCTTTGAACTGTGTAAGTAACTTGGTAACTACATCAGGCTTAGCTTTCGTAGTCGGTTTGGTGGAGGTTTTCTCCACTTGGCTTGGCATATAGTATTTAAGCATAGCCCTTGCACACTCACTCTCATCACTCGCACCGTTCTTCTTAGCTTCAAAGCCTAGCGAACCTGCATAACTACCTTTGGTAATCTCGATTGTGGGAACTCGTTTCTTAATACTGATGAGCCTTGCTATGTTGCTACGCACCTCTAGCTGTGCGTTGATGGTCATGCTGTTAAACACAGGGGCAAACTTCTGCATAGCATCACCGAGATCAAACCCTGCGTTGATGTGCTTCTCTACTGCATTGATGTAGTTAGTAACTTGTTTCATGGTATAGCTCCTTCGTTGTGTATCGGCTTAGCACAATGCCTTACTCGATACCTCTATTATACCAAATGGGCTACTAGCCGTAGTATAGATTTAGCCTATTCTGACCCCACTACACCCCCACCAAGCCTAATTTGGCTGACCATGCCCACTGCGCCCTAACACTATTCCTCAGCCATAATTTAATTTTTTGTCAAATTTTGTAAAAAAATCACGCAGTCTATGTCAAATCTTAGACACAAAAATAGATAATGGGGGTATAAAAGGTACCCATAGGTACCAAAAAGGAACCTTAACTACAACCTGTAGGTATCAAAAGTTTCCCGATCAAGCAATTCTGCTAAAAAAATAGGCAAAAACAACTAAATATTCCCGATCGGGAAATGTTGCAGTGCAACAAAATGTAACGTATACTATACAAAATGGGAAAATAGTTTCCCAAACTAAACAAAGGAAAAATCATGTACACACAATTTGAAAAAGCAGTTAAGCAGTACGAAGAGCTTGTAGACCGCGTAAAAGAAGTAAATGAGTTTTGGCTTCAGTCGACTTTGTCGACAATGAAAGAGTTTTTCAAAATAGCTAAAAACAAATAAAATAAATAAGGGCAGTTAAGCCGACACAGAAGGATGTAGCAAGTTAAAATTTTTTCGGCTTTCCTTTTAACGCGCAGTAGCTACCAAATTCTTGCCCAACAAATAAAAAACCCCCGGGCGTTTTAAGTCCGGGGGCAAACCTCACACCGATGGCACAACGAAAGGAGAAGTAAAACCACCGGTAAAGAAAGTATAGCAAAATAAAAGCAAGTGGTGTACACTACACCCAATCGTGAACCCATCCACGCAACCAAAGGGATTAAGACTTGCTACTAGACCATCTAGTTTCAGCAAAAGCAGCAGACTACGCTCCGGAAACACTACCGGACGAGACCCTTTTCGTCCCCATTAAAGACGCTAGCGTAAAAGAAACTATCGACGCCCAGGTAAATACGGCAGATTGGCTAAAAACCATAACAGATGACGACGACGAGTTGCTAGATAGAGCGCAAGAACAGCGGGTAGGCGAAGCATTTGGTGCATTAATAACGCAAAGTCCTGATACAAAAGAAAAATTTCTAGAATTAGAACTTCCAGAAGAGGTAAAAAGCGCTGTGTCTATGGTAACGGCGTATCAATGGAAGTTTGTAGAGCAAGCCCAAGAGTTACGTTCAATGAGCGTGGCCAAAATAGTCAAAGAAACCGATCACCCCGACGCTCGGATAAGATTAAAAGCATTGGAGTTACTTGGTAAAGTAACCGAAGTAGCGCTATTTACGGATAGAGTTGAAGTAAAGAAAACAGAACTAAGCGACGAAGACCTAGAAGCGCAAATTAAGAAAAAGTTAGAAAAATACATGGGTGTGGTAGATGTTACAGACGTAACAGACATAGAAGATGTAGAAATACCACAAAAAGAAGACAAATGAATCTTGACTTTTTAACCCCGCAAGAAGCTATGGCTGCGCGATTAGCTTTGAAAGACATGACAACAGAAGAAAAAGTTGCGTTTTTAGAAGAGCTAGAAGAAAAAGAAAGACGGTTTGAATTAAAAAAAGCGCAGACTGATCCAATTTCTTTTGCTAGGGCCGTGTATCCGGGTTTCAAAGTGGGGCCCCACCACCGCAAACTAGCCAAGATATTTCAAGATGTAGTTGATGGTAAGAAAAAGCGCGTAATTATTAATATTGCACCACGTATGGGCAAAAGCGAATTCTCAAGCTATTTGTTTCCGGCATACTTTCTAGGTAATTACCCTAATAAAAAAATTATCATGGGAACCCATACGGCAAGCTTGTCAGAAGATTTTGGACGGCGAGTCCGAAATTTAATTGAGAGCGAAGACTATGAAAAGATTTTCCCAAACACAGTTATATCAGACGATCAAAAAGCCGCAGGTAAGTGGAGCACTGGTGCTGGCGGGCAGTATTATGCTGCTGGCGTCGGGGGTGCCTTGGCAGGACGAGGCGCTGACTTGTTTGTTATTGACGATCCCCATTCTGAACAGGACATGAAGGCAAACAGCCGCTTAGCATTTGACTCGGCGTGGTCTTGGTTTCAAACAGGCCCACTACAACGTCTAATGCCAGGCGGTGCGATTATTGTCATTATGACAAGATGGAGCTTGCTTGACCTTACGGGTCGCTTAATTGATTATCAGATTAAAAACCCAAACACAATTCCATGGGAAATAGTAGAACTGCCAGCAATTGTTAATGCAGACACGGAAGATGAGAAATCGTTGTGGCCTGCGCAGTGGAGTTTAGAAGCACTAAAAAACACCAGAGCGTCTATTGACGCACGCTTCTGGAACGCGCAATACATGCAAAACCCAACCGGGGATACTAGTGCCATCATTAAACGCAGCGACTGGCAAATTTGGGAACCTGAAGACCCGCCTCAAGTAGAATACGTAATTCAGTCTTGGGATACTGCGTTTGAAACAAAAACAACATCTGACTACAGCGCATGCACAACTTGGGGCGTTTGGTATAACGAAGAAGACGGCAACTCCCCCAATTTAATTCTTCTTGATGCTTTTAAAGACCGGATGACCTTTCCAGAACTAAAAGCTACAGCGCTTAAACACTACGAAGAATGGAAGCCAGACGCATTTATAGTGGAGAAAAAGGCCAGTGGAGGTCCACTGATTCAAGAATTAAGGCGTATGGGTATACCCGTAGATGAGTACACACCAAGCCGCGGTAATGATAAGTTGGCTAGGGTTAACGCGGTATCTGATTTATTTGCCTCAAAAAAAGTCTGGGCTCCAGATAGGCGGTGGGCCAAAGACGTGATAGAAGAAATGGCAGCTTTCCCGGTGGGCGAACACGATGACTTTGTGGATACGACAACGCAAGCATTATTAAGATACAGAAATGGTGGGTTTATTAGTTTAGATACTGACGAGCGTGACGAGCCGTCATACAAATACAGACGAAAGGCAGCGTACTACTGATGTTTAAATATTTGAGAAGATGGTGGAAAGTTAAAAAAATGAAACGGGCTATTTGGAGACAGGTAGCGCTAGAGAAAAAACGTAACTTAAAACCTATAGAGCATACACAAGAGGGCGTTAAAGAATGGCTAGAACGCAATGAGTTTGGGTTGACGCTTGAGCAGCTTAGCACCCATTGCGTGAGCAAAGTGCCAAAAAACGGAGCTAGAGATTTAAATAGGATGTTAAAAAATGCTAAATAACTTTTTTTGGGTGTATCCCAGCGCTATCTCTTCTCCCCTATGCGACTATATGGTTAAAACAGCTCCGTGGCACAATCAATATAAAGCCGAACTATCAAAAGATAATAAGCATTTGTTTGTGGATAGTGAAATTCGCAAGACTGAAGTTACGTTTACATCTGAGTATTCTCCACTTGGCTGTATATTGCAGGCTTATACACAACTTGCCAACAAAGAAGCTACTTGGAATTTTGATATTGATGGGTTTGAGAAGATTCAGGTAGGCAAATACGAAGACGGGGGTCATTATGACTGGCATATTGACTGTTTTACGCCAGATCAAAACAATAAACAAAGAAAACTGAGCGCTATTGTTTTTCTATCTGACCCAGAAAGCTATGAAGGTGGGGTTTTTGAGTTTAAAATTGCGCTATTACCGGAAAAAATGCCGAAAGGCACCATTATTGTTTTTCCATCCGTTTTAGAACATCGAGTAACAGCCGTAGAAAACGGCGTACGATACACTGCAGCAAGCTGGGCTTTTGGTCCAGCCTTTAGATAGGACAAATTATGGCAATAGATAAGGGTTTATACCAAGCACCTAGAGGTTTAGCAGAAGTAGCGCAAGACCAAGCACCAGATATTGAAATTGAAATTGAAGGTGATGACGCTTTTGAATTAGAAATTCAAGACATGGAAGAGGTCGACGGTAGCGAAGAGTTTAATAAAAACTTAGCCGAGGAAATGGACGATGGAGACATTCAGTCTTTAGCTTCTGAACTATCTGGTGATGTAGACAATGACATCGCTGCCCGTAAAGACTGGGAGCAGATGTACAAAGACGGTATTACTTTGCTGGGCCTTAAATTTGAAGAACGCGTAGAACCATGGGACGGCGCTTGCGGTGTATTTCACCCAATGATTACTGAAGCAGTTGTTCGTTTTCAAGCAGAAGCAATTATGGAAACGTTCCCAGCACAAGGTCCTGTAAGAACGCAGATTGTTGGTAAAGAAACACGCGAAAAAATGGAAGCAGCACAGCGTGTTGAGCAAGACATGAATTACCAGCTAACAGAAAAAATGCCTGAGTTTAGAAATGAACATGAGCGCATGCTTTGGAACTTACCTTCAGCCGGTTCAGCATTTAAAAAAGTGTACTTTGATCCAAACATCGGTCGTCAAATTTCTATTTTTATTCCTGCAGAAGATATTATCCTGCCATACGGAGCTAGCGAAATTGCATCGTGCCACCGTGTTACGCATCGTATGCGCAAGACCAAACAAGAATTAATTAAACTACAAAAAGCTGGGTTTTATAAAGATGTTGAGTTAGGCGAACCACAAAAGTTCCGTACTGAAATTCAAGAAAAGAAAGACAAAGAAACAGGTTTTTCTGCGTCTTACGACGATCGGTTTGAGTTATATGAAGCGCACGTCGACCTTGATCTACCGGGTTTTGAAGATAAAGACGATAGCGGAGAAATGACAGGTATTGCTCTGCCATACGTCGTAACTATGGTTAGGGGCACAAATGAAATTCTTGCAATTCGTAGAAACTGGAAAGAAGAAGATCCTCTCCGCCTTAAGCGCCAGCACTTTGTTCATTACCAATATATCCCCGGATACGGCGCTTATGGCTTTGGTTTGTTTCATCTTATTGGTGGGTTTGCTAAATCCGCAACTTCTATTCTCAGACAATTGGTTGATGCGGGTACTCTTTCCAATTTACCGGGTGGTTTAAAGTCTAGAGGACTGCGCATTAAAGGTGACGATACACCGATTGCCCCCGGAGAATTCAGAGACGTTGATGTTGGTAGCGGCACAATCCGTGATAATATTCTTCCACTGCCGTACAAAGAACCGAGCGCAGTATTAGCTGGTTTAATGGACAAGATCATTGAAGAAGGTCGTCGCTTTGCGGCTACTTCCGATATGCAGATTTCTGATATGAGTGCTAACGCACCTGTTGGAACAACGCTTGCAATTTTGGAAAGAACCTTGAAGGTGATGTCTGCCGTTCAAGCCCGAGTCCATTACGCCTTAAGACAAGAACTCAAGCTGCTTGCTGGCATTATCAGAGATTACACTGACGATGACTACAACTACGAACCAGAAAGCGGAGACTTCCAAGTCAAAAAGTCCGACTACAGTCATGTGGACGTGCTACCTGTATCCGATCCTAATGCGGCCACCCTATCTCAGAGAGTGGTCCAGTACCAGGCAGTTATCCAGCTGGCTCAGAGTGCCCCCCAAATTTATAACTTACCCGAGCTCCACAGGCAAATGCTTGACGTTCTTGGAATTAAAAACGCCGACAAACTGGTGCCTTTGGAGGACGACCAAAAGCCACGCGACCCTGTAAGCGAAAATATGAACGCATTAAAGGGCAAACCGCTCAAAGCGTTTATATACCAAGACCACGAAGCACACATCAAGGTGCATCAGATGGCTATGCAAGACCCATTAGTCCAGCAAATGATTGGCCAAAACCCACAAGCTCAAGCAATTCAAGGAGCTATGATGGCGCATATAGCCGAGCATTTAGGTTTTGGATACCGTCAGAAAATCGAACAAGCCATGGGCGCACCGCTGCCAGCACCAGACGCAGAGATGCCAGAAGACATGGAGATTCAGATTTCTCAGTTAGTTGCACAGGCTGCCCCACAGGTACTAGCGCAATCACAAGCGGTTGTTGCACAGCAGCAAGCACAACAAAATCAACAAGACCCAGTAATGCAAGCCCAGCTTATTGACCAGCAAGTTAAACAAGGTGAGTTGCAACGCAAGGTACAAAAAGACGCAGCCGACGAACAGTTTAGACAAAAAGAACTTGCCCTTAAAGAGCAGCAGCTTAAGCAAGAAGCGTTAAATAAAACTGCAAACATTATGTTGCAAGCAGAAGACAAACGCGTTGGCAAACATAAAGCCACTGCAGACGTAGCTATACAAGCCGCCCAGCTACAGCAGACTGAAAAACAGCATAAAGCAGATACTGCGTTAGACGTATACAAGCATCACACCCAGACACCTAAAGGAGGTAGCACCGAGTGATTGACAACCTAACGGCTGATTTCATAGCCGCAATGCGCGACAAACTGCGCACAGATATGAATAACTACACTGACGATTTGGCAAACGGGCAGTGCACAACTTTTGAGCAGTACAAAGAGCTCTGCGGCGTGATTCGAGGCCTAGCGTTTGCAGAGCGCCACTTACTTGACCTCGCTGAGTATTTACAGAAAGAAGACCACGATGAGTGAAACCATCGCATTACCGTCAGAAGGGTTAATCCTTCCGCCGGGTGTCACAATGCCAGTCAAACAAGATGCGCCAACTGAAGAAGAGTTAGCAGCCATGGATGACGGTGAAAAAGCCACACAGCTACCAAACCCTACCGGGCACAAAATTCTTTGCGCTTTAATTGACGCAACGGATAGGTTTGAAAGCGGCATTCTCAAAGCCGATGAAACAAAGATGGTTGAGGAATTAACTTCCCCGGTCTTGTTTGTTATAAAGCTTGGTGTATCAGCGTATAAAGATAAAGAGCGTTTTCCAGATGGGCCTTGGTGCCAAGAAGGAGACTTTATCCTTACACGCCCATATACCGGCACTCGGATTAAGATTCACGGAAAAGAGTTCCGCATCATCAACGACGATCAAGTTGACGGTGTAGTTCTTGACCCCCGTGGCATTTCACGCGTTTAATTAAGGAGCTACCATGGCTGATAATTTTAAATTTCCGGACGAAGATGAAAAATTCGACGCAGCACCGGAAGACAAAGAAGAGTTACACGTAACAACAGAGGGCGATGACGAAGCTGAGCTAGTTATTGAAGACGACACACCCGAGCGTGACCGTAAGGCACAACCGCTAAATCGTGAAGTTGAGGACCCTTCGGAAGAAGAAATTGAAGGCTATACCAAAGGCGTTCAGAGCAGAATCAAGGAGTTAACCCACGCCCGTCACGATGAGCGCCGTGCAAAAGAAGCCGCACTGCGTGAGCGCGAAGAAGCGTTGCGTTTAGCACAAGTTGCAATTGAAGAAAACAAAAAGCTGAAACAGTACGTTCAGACTGGCGAGACTTCATATCAGGAAATGCTGCAAAAAGCCGCTGAAAGCGAAATGGATGTTGCCCGTCGTAAATTAAAAGAAGCGCAAGAATCTTTTGACACCGACGCTATCATTGAGGCAAACGAGGCTTTGACTTCTGCAATGTTTAAGAGAGAGGCTGCGAAAAATTTTAAGCCAACCCCTTTACAAACAGAGGAAAAAGATGTAACAATACAACCATCGGTACAAGAAGTCCCACGGCCCGACGAAAAAACCTTGCGCTGGCAAGCAAAAAACCAGTGGTTCGGTAGCCCGGGATATGAAGAAATGACTGCCTTCGCACTTGGACTGCACCAAAAGCTAGTCGCCACGGGTATTGACCCGCGTAGTGAAGAATATTTCGAGCGCATTGATGCTCGCTTAAAGACGGTGTTCCCCGATGTATTTGAGGAATCGACACCTAGCCGTAAACAAACGGAACCTGCTAAAAAACCAGCAACAGTGGTAGCTTCAGCGTCCCGAACTACGGGAGCAAAGAAAACCGTCAAGTTAACAACAACGCAAGCAGCGTTGGCTGACAAACTTGGTATCCCTCGTGAATTGTATGCTCAGGAATTTTTAAAACAGGAGGCCCGCAATGGCTAATAGTCGTACACCCCGTGATTTGGAAACACGTGAAAAAAATCCAGCTCGTGCTGTCTATCAACCAGCTGCAACATTACCAGAACCTGCGCCAGAACCCGGATATAGCTTTAGATGGGTAGCAATCGCAATTAACGGTCAGGATAATCCGACTAACGTGTCACAGAAATTCCGTGACGGTTGGGAGCCCGTAAAGGCAGAAGATCATCCAGAGTTAATGATTCCAGGTAATAAGGATGGTAACGTTGAAATTGGTGGTTTGATGCTTTGCAAAATTCTCACCGAAAGAATGGAAGCACGAAAAGAGTATTACGAGCAGCAATCGCAAAACCAAATGAATTCGGTGGATAACCATTTCATGCGGAACAATGATGCCCGTATGCCGTTGTTTACAGAGCGTAAAAGCACTGTTAGCCGTGGTAGCGGGTTTGGAAACGGATCAAAATAATTTAGGAGGCTTTAATGTCTACAGTATTCAGTCCCTATGGACTAAAGCCGATCAGCCTGATCGGTGGTCAGTCTTTTACTGGCGGTACAATCCGCGAGTATCAGTTGACCTACAACAATACAGCACCGATTTTTAATGGTGACTTAGTAGCACTCGGCACAACCAGCAATACACCTGGCCAGCCAACAGTAGTAACCGCAACCCCAACAACTAGCTCTGCTGGTATCGCTGGTGTTTGCGTAGGCGTTCGTTATCAATTAGCAGGTCAACAATTGGGCTATCCTTTGTTTGCTCAGTATTTGCCAGCTAATGCTATCACTGCCGGCTACACAAACGTGTTTATCCGTGTAATTGAAGACCCAGATCAGTTGTATCAAGTACAAGCTGCCGGTTCTGTAACTTATACTTCTATCGGTAAAACTGCTGCTTTAGGCAACTTTACTGGTGGTACAAGTTCTACTACAGGTAACACAACTTCTGGTGATTCAGTAATTAACGTAACTGGTTCTATTACCAGCGGCGTATTGACTGTTGCTAACACCAGCGCGCTTGCTGTTAAGATTGTTGACTTGGTTAACTCCAGCTCTACATTCGGCGGCAATTTCCCTTCTAACCCCGGTGATGCGTACACTGATTTGATCGTCAAGTTAAACTTTGGCGTACATCAGTACTACCAATCTGCTGGTACAGCTAACTAATTAAGGAGCTAACAAATGGCTATTTCACGTTCACAGCTCCTAAAAGAGCTACTCCCAGGCTTAAACGCTTTGTTCGGACTCGAATACAAGCGCTATGGCGAAGAGCATAAAGAGCTCTACGAGATTGAATCTTCTGAGCGTTCATTCGAAGAAGAAACAAAACTGTCTGGTTTCTCGGCTGCTCCAGTCAAGAACGAAGGCGGTGCAATTTCTTACGATAATGCACAAGAAGCTTTCACAGCTCGCTACTCACACGAAACCATCGCTTTAGGTTTCTCAATCACTGAAGAAGCGATTGAAGATAACTTGTACGACTCTTTGTCTGCTCGTTACACTAAAGCATTGGCTCGTGCTATGGCTTACACCAAGCAAGTTAAAGGTGCATCTGTATTGAACAACGGCTTTAGCTCCAGCTACAACGGTGGCGACGGCGTTCCATTGTTCTCTGCATCACACCCATTGGTAAACGGCGGCACAAACAGCAACATTCCTCCAACACCAGTTGATTTGAACGAAACAGCTTTAGAAGCTGCAACAATTCAAATCGCTGCGTGGACTGATGAGCGCGGTCTGTTGATCGCTGCTAAACCACGCAAGTTGGTTATTCCTCCAAACTTGATGTTCGTTGCTACACGTCTGCTTGAAACTAACCTCCGTGTTGGTACAACAGATAACGACATCAACGCTATTAAGAACAACGGTACCATTCCAGAAGGTTACACAGTTAACCACTTCTTGACTGATACAAACGGTTGGTTCTTGTTGACTGACGTACCTAACGGTTTGAAAATGTTCGAACGTACTCCGCTGCAAAACAGCATGGACGGCGACTTTGACACTGGTAACGTACGCTACAAGTCACGCGAGCGTTATAGCTTTGGTTGGTCTGATCCACTCGGAGCATGGGGTTCACAAGGTTCTTAATCCAAGAACTTGTTCCATAAAAAACCCAGCTCACAAGGCTGGGTTTTTTTCTTCGTAGTGGTGGATTCTGTGGCAGTTAGCGCATAGAACTATGCACTTTTTTATTTCTTCGTATGCTTTTTTAAATTGCTTGTTAGAGATTAAACGGTTAACGTTATGCTCTTTGGTGCGCGGGTCTTCGTGGTGAAAATCTAGTGCTGCTGTGTGGTTAAAACCGCATTTTGTACATTTAAGTGTACGTTTAAATGTATCCCACTCTGCTTTTAACCGTGCTTTATTTTCACTTAACCGCTGCCTTGTTTCTTCTTGGTTAGCCAAGTAGTGTTTACGGCTGTACTCCGCATGTTTGGCTTTTCTTACGTTCGCGTCTTTGTACGGCATCTGGATGTACTTTATATTTCCAATAGATTGCGTTGCGAAAGCCCCACGGTTGTCCGGGCTGATAGATTTTGAAACCCGCATTGATTAACGAGTTTGATGATGCTGGATTGTTTGTTGTATCGGTTATTAACCAATTCCATCCTAGCTTTCTTGCCTGTTTAACTCGCGCCAGTATAAGTCTTTTTTGTAAACCGTGTCCAGTATATCCGTCTAATACGCCGGCTCTACATAAATAACCTGTATCGCTCCATTTGATCGAGCGGACCAAACCCGCAAAAGCGACAGGCTTTCCATCCTCCGCATACGCAATCCACCAATGACCCCGATCCGGTTGATAGGGTGTATCCATTGGAAGTATTTTCTTTTGCAAAAAAAGCAGTGTGGTTTGAACTGAGGGGACTCGGATGTCCACTTTTTTTATTGTAAATTTCATTGCCCATAATCCCCCAAAAAGTTACCTATTTCTACTTATTTTACTCAAAAATCCTTGCACAAAAACAAAAAAAGAGTAAACTAGCACTAACTGGGTGATTGCCTATACCAACCGCCCCAGCGGATAATGCAAGAATGGTATAGGGACTTTTGCATAAGGATACACATTATGGGTTTCGCTACTCACTTAGGCCCTTGGTTATTGGGTTCAAATCGTTACACTACTGGTACTACAGCGGCTACTACTGCTAATACAGGTTGCACAGTTGTTTCTCAATCTGCTCCTGTAGTTTTTGGTACATTGACAGGCAACTTAATTGCCGTTCCTGCTGGCGCACAAATTATTGACGTTAAAGTTGTTACTACAACCGTATTTAGCGCTGCAACTACTGCAAAACTAAGCATCGGCGGCGTAGATTTTACTACTACAGGTACTATCACTAGCGTTGGTTCTGTGGCTTTGGGTGCAAATGCTACTACCCCTGGTGGCTGGTTAAACGTAGGTTCTACCGATACTTTCATTACTTACACATTGGCTGGAACAAGCTTAACTACTGGCGCGGCAACTATTATTGTTACCTACGCAGTTCGTGATTCAAACGGTAATCAACGTCCGACCACATTTCAAAATTAATCCTTAGGGGGTTTAGGCCCCCTTTTTAAAATTTAAGAGATTAATTATGACAATGCAAACTGACGTTTTAGCGGCGCACCTAAATCAATCTGGTTTAGCGTATGTTGGACGTACTCGTTTAAGGCAAATTACTTTAGCTGGCAATGCTAGCCAAAGCGGTAAAATTGTTTTCTTTGATTGCGTAACTGCTCCCGTTACAAATGCTACTTATGGGCGTTCTGGTAATACTGTTACCGTGTCTTTAAATGCACACGGGCTTGTTGCCGGTCAAAAAATAGGCATTTCTTATAACAGTTCTGGTAATGTTTCTGCTACTGACGGAAACTATATTGTTGATACGGCTAGCGCAAATTCATTTACGATCGTAGACCCTAACTCAGGCACTGTAACAAATGCCGGTACAAATTGCCAATACGTAATTGGCAATAATCGTTGGCTTTCTACATATGAAACTTTGACGGGTTCAACAGCTACTCAACAACTACTAATTCCGGGTGAAGGCATTTTGTGTTATCAAGGTCTTTACATTTATATGCTTAACATGGGTTTTACAACGATTCATTATGGCTAAGAAAAAAGGTCCTTCTCTTGCGGTTGGTCGCGGTGAAAAGCTGCCTGTATCTAAGGGTGCTGGGCTTACCGCCAAAGGTCGTGCTAAATATAATGCGGCAACAGGCAGCAATTTAAAAGCTCCACAGCCCGAAGGTGGACCACGTAAGAAATCTTTTTGCGCCAGAATGTCTGGAATGCCGGGACCTATGAAAGATGAAAAAGGCCGACCGACTAGGAAAGCGGCTAGTTTAAAACGGTGGAATTGCAAATGAGTACGGATATTAACCCAATTGAAACCGCTAGAGAACTGGCAACACACGCTAATGACATCGAGCATTTACAGGCTGATATGGACAAACTTGTTAAAGATATGGAAGAAGTTAAAAGATCTTTGGCCGACATTCAGCGCATGTTGTCCGAAAGCGCAGCTAGCAAAAAAGTCTGGCATACAATTTTTACAGTTGGTGCAGGTTTGATTGGCGGAATTATTGTTTGGGCTTTAGATAGGATTTGGAAATGAAAGACGACTTAGAAGAAAAATATCCTGGCGCTAAAATCACCAGGGGCGGAGCTCAACCTGCTCCTGAAGGATATAGCTCTAACAGAATAGGCGAAAACAAAGTTGAAATGGAAGCACCACGCAATCGTTCCGACGCCCGTACACTAGCGCCATATGAGGTAAAAGCAGCTAAATTTAGCAGAACTGGTGGTGGCGGTTCATCTGGCGTATTACCAAACGACAGTAAAAGCGGTTTAGATCGCCCACATTTGTACAATAAAGGCGGCAGAGTTAAGACGTTTAGGCATCATGATGGAATAGCTCAAAGAGGTAAAACCCGTGCCTAGTACATCTAAAAAACAACACAACTTTATGGCCGCTGTAGCCAAAAACCCAACTTTTGCTAAGAAGGTTGGAATTAAGTCGGCTGTAGGTGAAGAGTTTGTAAAAGCTGACAAAGGCAAAAAATTTAAGGAGGGCGGTATGGCTAAAGAAAAAATGCATTCTGAGAAATCAGAAATGGAAATGGACAAAAAACAAGACGTTGCCATGATTAAAAAAGCTTTTAAGCAACACGATGCTCAAGAGCATAAAGGTAGCAAGGGCACTACGCTCAAGCTTAAAAAAGGTGGCTCTGTAAGGGGCTGTGGTTGTGCATCTAAAGGTTTAACCAAAGGAAAAATAGTATGAAAATGAAAGAAACAATGGGCCCATCTACAATGGCAAAAGATGTTGAAAAATTTCCTAAATTTGCTAGTCATGAGTCTGCTACTGCTAAGCATGGCGCAGGCCACAAAGCACACCATGAGTTCTTTAAAGAGCGCGCAGCTGGTAACGCTTTGCACCACGATCATGTACAAAAAATGTGCATGGGCGGTAAGGTTTCAAAGTAATGAAAGCTTCTCGTGGAATGGGGGCAATGCTTCCGTCCAAAAGACCTAAATCTGGCAAGTCTGCAGTATTGCTTAAAAAAGGTGGGAAAGTTGGACTTTACGAAAATATTCATAAAAAGCAAGCTCGCATTGCAGCTGGTTCTGGTGAAAAAATGCGTCCTGTTGGGGCTAAGGGCGCGCCTACTAAAGCGGACTTTATTAAATCTGCTAAAACTGCAAGGAAAAAATAATGGCCGAGAAGTGGATTCAAAAAGCAATTAAAAAACCCGGTGCTTTAAAGGCGTCGCTAGGTGTTGCTAAAGACAAAAAGATTCCGTCAAGCAAACTAGCCGCAGCTGCAAAGAAACCCGGCAAGATGGGTAAGCGGGCTAGGCTTGCGGAAACCTTAAAAGGATTAAAAAAATGAGATTACGTTTTTTAGTTAATTGGGTTTTAGGTTTGTTTGAAAAGAAAAAAGATGAGATTGATCCTAGAGAAATCGCAGCTTGGCCTTTTCCTGTTCCGAAGAAAAAACGTGAACGCCCCGCTAAAAAAGTTGTTACAAAAAAGCCAGCAGCTAAAAAAACTGCAACTAAAAAACCTGCAGTCAAAAAGACGGTTAAAAAGAAAGCAAAGTAATGACCACTACTGGCTTATCACAGTTTAATTTAGACTTAAGCGATCTCGTAGAAGAGGCATTTGAGCGTTGTGGCTCAGAGCTTAGGTCTGGTTACGACTTTAGAACAGCTAGACGTTCTTTGAATTTGCTCACTATTGAGTGGGCAAATCGCGGTATTAATATGTGGACTATTGAGCAAGGCACAATAAATTTGGTGCAGGGCGTAAATACATACGATCTTCCAATAGACACAATTGATTTGATAGAGCATCAAATTCGTACAAATGCCGGACAACAAGCAACACAAACAGATATTACTATTTCAAGAATCAGCGTTTCAACTTACGCTACTATCCCAAACAAGCTAAGCCAAGGTCGCCCAATTCAAGTGTGGATTCAACGCATGTCTGGCGCACAATATCCGACAGGTTTAGGCCCAAATGGTACAGACCCAATTACAGGCATTGATGCTCCTAAGATTACAGTTTGGCCTACACCAGATGGTTCGCAGCCTTACCAATTTGTTTATTGGAGATTGAGAAGAATAAATGACGCTGGTGACGGCGTTAATACTCAAGATATTCCTTTCCGTTTTATTCCATGTATGGTTGCTGGATTGGCTTACTATCTTTCCATTAAGCTGCCGGGGGTAGACCCGCAACGTGTAGCTGGTTTAAAAGCTGATTACGAACAGCAGTTCCAGTTAGCCGCTGAAGAAGATAGAGAAAAAGCGCCAGTTAGATTTGTACCGCGTAGGATGTTTTTGGGCGGGGGTTGAGGTAGAATATGCCTAATAAGTTTGCTTCCGGTAAGTATGCAATTGCGCAGTGCGATCGTTGCGACTTTAGATATAAGTTAGTTGATTTGCGTATTGAGATTATTAAAACCAAACCATATCAGCTAAAAGTATGCCGTACTTGTTGGGACCCAGATCAACCGCAGTTGCAGTTAGGCATGTACCCAATTAACGATCCGCAAGCTGTTAGGCAACCTAGACGCGATAATAGTTACGTAGCTTCAGGTTTAACAGCAGCAGGGTATCAAGGCGGCGGTAGTAGAGATACTCAGTGGGGTTGGAATCCTGTAGGGCAAGGGTATGATTATGGGGAAACGCCTAACTATTTAGTCGGGCAAACGGCGGTAGGAACAGTAACAATTAACTAGGAGTAAAACATGGGATATAGAAGCGCAGCTGATGGCATCACCAAACAAGGCAGAACTAAGGGTAAAAACCTTGGTGACACTGGTTCACACGATGGCATTCAAGTAGGTAAAAAACCAGCTAAAGGTATTGCTGGCGGTAAAACTAATGACGATATGAAAGCTCTTGGTCGTGGTTTGGCTAGAGCTAAAGCGGATGGTAAATAATCATGGCAAAAAATAACAAACCTGCTGAGGCATACGCCCAGCCACATACAATGAGCGGCAAAGGCGTTACTGGCGAGTTGCCAGCTATGTCTACTGAATCCGGTGCAGACTATATAAAAAATATTGCTATCTCTGTTGGTACAGTAAGCAAAGGTAATTACCCCGCTATTAAAACAGACGGCATTACAATGCGTGGACACGGCGCTGCAATTAAAGGCATTAAATCACGCGGTCCTATGGCCTAAGAACAGACTGTAATGAATTACGAACAGTTGTATAACAACATTCAGGCTTACGCTGAAAATACTGAGGCGCTCTTTGTAGCGTCTATTCCTGTTTTTATACAAGAAGCTGAAGACCGCATATATAACTCTGTAAATCTACCGTCTTTACGTAAAAACGTTACGGGCGTTATTACTTCTAACAACCAATACCTTTCTTTACCTAATGATTGGTTAGCCAATTATTCGTTGGCGGTGGTTGACAACACTGGAAAATATAACTACCTATTAAATAAAGACGTTAATTTTATTCGAGAAGCGTATCCCTCGCCAACATCTACGGGACTACCGCGTTATTACGCTCTTTTTGGTTCTCAATACAACAATGTTAATGAGCTGGCGTACATTATAGGCCCCACTCCGGACCAAAGCTATCAAGTAGAAATGCATTATTTTTACTACCCACCAACAATTGTGCAAGGTCAAATTGCTACACTAAACACTATAATTGGTGGTTCGCTGTATACCAATGGTGTATACCAAAACGTAGCTTTAACAGGAGGTTCTGGTGCTAACGCAACTGCTGATATCGTTATCTCAGGAGGCGCAGTTATATCCTGTAGCCTTAAGTTTGGCGGTAATTTTTATGTCGTGGGCGATATTCTTTCTTGTTCTTCCCTTGGCAATACTGGTTCTGGCTTTTCTATTTTAGTAGCTTCTGTATCAAATGCAGCAGGCACAAGTTGGCTTGGCGATAACTACGACCCAGTATTGTTTTATGGTGCTATGCGTGAGGCTATGCTTTTTATGAAGGGCGAACAAGATTTAGTTAGTTATTACGAACAAAAATACCAAGAAGCACTTACTCAATTACGCCGTCTTGGTGATGGACTTGAGCGCGGTGATTTCTACAGAGACGGACAACTTAAAATTGACGTTAGTGGTAAAGGCGGTGCGTAATGTCAAACATTGTCCAAGGCCAAACAACCACGTTTAAAAAAAACTTGTTACAAGGTTTAGAAAATTTTGCTGTAGGCACTACATACACGTACAAAATAGCGTTGTATACGGGTAACGCCATATTAAACCAATCAACAGCAACGTATATAACTGCAAACGAAGTTTCTGGAACTGGCTACACAGCTGGAGGAAAAACCCTTTCAGTAATACCACCGCAATCTGATGACCTATCAAGTACAGCTTATTTGTCTTTTTTGCCCGTTACTTGGGCAGGAGCGTCCTTTACTACCCGATGTGCTTTAATTTATAATAGCACTACCAACGCATCTGTTTGCGTATTAGATTTTGGATCAGACAAAACTACTACACAAGCAGGGACATTTACAGTAACTTTTCCAACACCAACGGCGACTAACGCCATTATTAGAATCAGCTAGGAGCAATTATGCATAAAGAATTTGGAAGCTGTGGCGATAAAGCAGAAATTAGTCTGCAAGCTGGCGCCGCACAAGATGAAATCCTTGGTATTGAAGGTCAATGGCACGTTGAGTGCCGTGATGCACAAGGCAACTTAAAATGGACTGAAGAGTTTCCTAACTTAGTGGTTGCTGCTGGTAAACAGTTAATGTTTGATACTTTTTTAAAGGGTAGCGCATATACTGTTACTGGTCCATTTTTAGGATTGACAAACGCAACACTAACACCCGCTGCAACAGACACAATGACAACTTTGGTTGGCGGTGGTAAAGAGTTTACTAACTACACCGTTGGTGGTTCTGCAGTTCGTGGCACAGCTGTATTTGCATCTGCTACATCTACCGGTACAACACCGTCTAACGTAACTTCTTCTACAGCATCTGCAATTACCTACACCATTACTGGCGCTGGTGGTACTGTATATGGTTGCTTCTTAGTATTGGGAACAGGCGCAGTTAGCACCCAAAGCAATACTGGCGGTACTTTGTATAGCGAAGGAAACTTTAGTGTAGCAAAAGCAACTACTGCTGGAGATACTGTTAGCGTAACTTATTCGACTACAGCTACAAGCTAATCTTAAACCGTTTTTAGGAGCAGTATATGGCACTAGTCATAAACGATAGAGTACGGGAAACCACAACTGTAACAGGTACGGGGTCAGCTACGCTATTGGGTGCGGTTACTGGCTATCAAGCATTTTCGGTTATTGGCAACGGCAATACTACTTACTACACTATTGCCGATCAAGGCGGACCGAACTGGGAAGTTGGTATTGGTACTTACACTACTGGAACGCTTGCTCGTACTACCGTTTTATCTTCTTCTAACTCTGGCGCATTAGTTAACTTTACTACTGGGACGAAAGATGTATTTATTACTTATCCTTCAGAAAAAGCAGTTTATTTAGATTCGTCTGGTACTATACAACCGAATTCATTAGGTACAGCAACATTTCAAAACGGCTTATTTGGTGGGACTTTTTAGGAAAAAATATGGCACGTTTAATTTCTGTAAGCCTAAATAGCGCTACATCTACCGCCCCCATCCCGCTTAACACAAACATTACGCCAGTTAACATTTCGTTGGCTGTAGAGTTGAGCCCCGGAGCAGTTTTAACATACACTGTTGAGCATACGTACGACCCGATTGCGACTACGTCTGATGTGCAAAATCTTGTTTGGTTCCCTTTCCTTTCAAATCAAACGGCAAACAACGATGGATACTATGCTTTTCCAGTGGTTGCGGTAAGACTACGAATTTCAGCGTACTCATCAGGCACTGCAACATTGCGCATACTTCAGGCGGGGATTTAAACCATGACGCAACAGTACTTCGCTAAGACTTATGGTAAAGTCTATGGAACACCCGCCGGAGTAACAGGGTTTACACTTCTTACTGATGTGTATACTTTTCCAGAACCTGATACTACATGGGTTATACAACATAACTTTAATACAGTTAATTTTTTAGTAACTTTGTTTGATAGCAACAACAAACAGTTTTTTGCAAACGCTAAAGCAACGTCAAACAGTGAAATTCAAATTAATTTAACCAAAGAAGAGACCGGTTACGTAAACGCTGTCTTTATTACGTAAAAGTAAGTAGCATTTTATGGAATTTAAGATTACAATACATAAAAGAGAAATGCACTTCGCGGCATATATAAAAGCCAATGGGGGACAACTAATTGGTTTTAAAGACAATGAGTTTTCATTTAGTAGTAACATACCCGAAGTAGAATGGCGAGTAAAGCATGCAAGTTCTGACTCGCTAAGAGTGGATCAAGAATTGCTAGTGTTGAGACGTTTTGTAGTTTAGAGAATTTGGGTCGTGTCGAGATAACCTTAAACAATTATTTGGAGTAACGACTCATGGCAAATTTTCCAGTATTTCACGGCATTACCCTTGCGGCTAATGCTTATGTCGAGAACTTAAATCTCGAAATCCTCTCAACAGATCCAACACCGGTTGCAGCTGGTCGTGTTTGGTTTAATTCAGTTGATAAAGTTGTAAAGTATTCAGCACTTAATGGTTCTGGTGCTGTTGTAGTTAAGACAATCAGCGACGTTGATTCTGCTGCTGCTGCTCTTGAAACTGTTCGTGCTTCTTTAGCTGCTAGCATTACTGCTGAAGCTGCTGCTCGTACAGCTGGCGACGCTGCTACTTTAGCATCTGCTGGTTCTTACACAGACGCTGCTTTAGTTACAGCCAAGGCTTACACAGACGCTGCTAAAGCTGAACTATTAGGTGGTATTCCTCCTGCTTTATTGGACACAATCACTGAATTAGCTGCTGCACTGCAAAACAACCCAGATATCGTTAGCGTTATCGAAGGTATGGTTAACACAGTTCAAAGCAATTTGACTGCTGAAATCACTCGTGCACAAGCTGCTGAAGCCACAAACGCATCTGCTATTGCTGCTGAAACAACCGCACGTCAAAACGCTATTTCTTCTGAAGCTACTACTCGTGCTTCTGCTGATACTGCATTAGACACTCGTGTAACAAACTTAGAGAGCCAAACAAACGGTAAAGTTGGTAGCCTTTCTGACTTAACAACATCTAATAAGTCAACTATTGTTGCAGCTATTAATGAAGTTAAGGCTGATGGTGTAACTAACGCTACTGCTATTTCTTCTGAAACTAGCCGTGCAACTACTGCCGAAGCTGGTCTGGCATCAGATATTGCTGCTGAAACAACACGTGCTACTACTGCTGAATCAGGTCTGCATTCTGACATTACTTCTGAAGCTACTGCCCGTGCAGCTGGTGATACAACTAACGCAAACGCAATTGCTGCAGAAACAACCCGTGCGCAAGCTGCTGAAGCTGGTCTGTCATCTGACATCGCTGCTGAAGCAACTGCCCGTGCAGCCGCTGTAACTGCCGAAAAGAACCGTGCTGAAGCTGCTGAAGCAACATTAACAACAGCTATTGCTTCTGAGGCAACTGCTCGTGCTGCTGCCGTAACTGCAGAAAAGAATCGTGCTGAAGGCGTTGAGGCTACATTATCTTCAAGCATTTCTGCTGAAACAACACGTGCACAAACTGCTGAAGCTGGTTTAGCAAGCGACATCTCTGCTGAGACTTCTGCTCGTCAATCTGCTATTTCTGCAGAAGCGACTGCTCGTGCTGCTGGTGATGCTACAAATGCTTCTGCTATCTCTGCAGAGACAACACGTGCTCAAACTGCTGAGGCTGGTCTAGCATCTGATATTTCAGCTGAAGCTTCTGCTCGTACTACAGCAATTAACACTGAGAAGACTCGTGCTCAAACTGCAGAAGCTGGTTTGGCAAGTGATATTTCTGCTGAAACTAGCCGTGCTCAAACTGCTGAAGGTGCATTGTCAACAGCAATTACTGCTGAAACAAACCGTGCTACAGCTGCTGAGACAACACTAACAGCGGCAATTTCTGCTGAAGTTACTCGTGCTCAATCTGCTGAATCTGCTGAAGCAACTGCTCGTGCCGCTGCTGATACTCAGATTCGTCACGATTACAACGCAACAATCTTCACATTTGAAGCTCAATCAGCTGCAACAACACACACTATCGTTCATAACTTGAATGCTAGTTTTGTTGAAATCGCTGTTAAGGTTCAACGTGCTGATGGCTTGTATTACAACGACATCGTGTCTGTTCAAGAATTTGACGCAAACACAGTTAAAGTATACTTGTCTACAGCCTTGAAGGTTAAAGCAATTGTACGTAACGCAGTAACATTGTAATAAAGAAGTAATGTAAGGGAGGGGGAGAAATCCCCCTCTACTGGCATGCGAAAGCTACCTAACTTTAATTTTTTATCAATAACGACAATTCCTCAAGCATTAAGTAAAATTGAGACGCAGGTAAGAAAACTTGCCAATTTTATAGATACAAGTAAAGAATTAAGCGAGGAAGACAAGGCGCAGTTGATTAAAAATATTGACTGGCTTAAACGTTATTATGAACGTGCAGAGAAGGTGATTGCTGAGCATGAATGATGCGGAGAGAATTAAAGAGTGGTTATATCGTGTCGGGGACGAAGTAAGCAAGTTAAATGC